AGCAAAGATAGGCAGACTCGTGTAACTTTTGGTGGTACAAAGAAAAACTAATTATTTAGTAATTCCTACCCAAAAAAAGTAAATATAAACTTAAGGAGAAAAATATGGCAAACTCAACAGCTGCCTATGGTTTTAGACCATTAGGCAAACTTGGTGGGAACCCAGCTGCAGGCGGACAAGATCAATTTGAGATCGTGGACAATTACAGCTCGTCTATTTTTCAAGGAGACATTGTTAAACTTAACGCAACAGGCGGAGTTATCGTAGTAGATACTTCAGCCCTGTCTAGTGTATTAGGTGTATTTAATGGTTGCTTGATAGAATCAGACCCATCAACAAAAAAACCAAAGTGGTCAAATTTTTACCAACAAACAAATATTACCCAAGGTAATATTTATGCGTATGTAATTACTGACCCAAATCAACTCTATCTCGTTAAATCTACGGGAACTGCTCTAGGAACAACTGCGGTTGGAACTTCCTTTGATCAAGTGTATGCTGCCGGTAATACTAATAATGGTATTTCAGGTGCTTACCTAGATCTTGGAACTTCAGCTTCGGCTGCTAATGGACAAGTGACTGTGGTGAATGTGTCACCATTTATAGGTAACGAAGAAGCTGTAACAAATGAAGATTTCATTGTTAGAGTTTCGAAGAGTCATCAATTACTATAACAGGAGAATATAAACTATGGCTATCTCAAGATCACAACTAGTTAAAGAACTAGAACCAGGTTTAAACGCTCTGTTTGGACTTGAATATAAACGTTATGACAGCGAACATGAAGAAATCTTCATTAAAGAAACTTCTGACAGAGCTTTTGAAGAAGAAGTTATGTTATCAGGTTTCGGTAACGCTGCCATTAAAGCTGAAGGATCTGGTGTCAACTACGATCAGGCACAAGAAACTTTCACTGCTAGATATACGCACAATACTATAGCTCTTGCATTCGCGATCACTGAAGAAGCGATCGAGGATAACTTGTATGACAGACTAGCGTCTAGATATACAAAAGCATTAGCTAGATCTATGGCGAATACAAAGCAGGTAACTGCGGCTAACGTATTGAATAACGGATTCAGCACTACTTATTTAGGTGGTGATGGATCTCCTTTATTCTCTACGACTCACGCTACAATCTCTGGAACATTTAGAAACACGCTTTCAACACAAGCTGATTTAAATGAAACATCTTTAGAGCAGTCTTTAATTGACATTGCTGCTTTCACAGATGAAAGAGGTTTAAAAATTGCTGCTCAAGGAATGAAATTAATCATCCCTTCTGAACAACAATTTACTGCAGACAGATTAATGTCTTCTGCTGGTAGAGTTGGAACAGCTGACAATGATATCAATGCAATTAGAAACAAAGGAATGATTTCACAAGGTTATACTGTGAACCACTTCTTAACTGATTCTGATGCATTCTTCATCATTACAGATGTACCAAATGGCTTAAAGTATTTTGAAAGATCCCCAATTAGAACTTCTATGGAGGGAGATTTTGAAACTGGCAACGTAAGATATAAAGCTAGGGAAAGATACAGCTTCGGCTGGTCAGACCCAAGAGGTGCTTTCGGTTCATCAGGATCGTAAGAACTTTTGATTATAGGGCGAGCTTGACTCGCCCTATAATTTAATATAAAAACATCCGTGAGAAGATGAAAACCTACCTAATAAAAGTATTTCTAGACGGCATAAAAATCCAATTTACCTTGGAATCTGAACCCATAAATACTACAGAATCTTTACATCAGAAAGTACTTGACTTTCTGGGAAAAACAAGTAAAGAGCAATTAGAAAAAATAATTAGTCCTAAACAGATTAGTAATTTTTTCTATATAACCTATGAGGAGGTTGAACGTGACATCATTGTCCCAATCACTTCTGGCCAAGAAAATAGACTTGGAATCACAGTGGAACAAGTCTTATCTTGAACAGGGAAGACTAACAACTGATATGCAGTGGTTAGACGTTGAGTTGAAGGAAGTCAAAAGACAAATTCTTCAACAGGATCTTGAAGCCGCTAGACAAGAAAATAACCTTGTTTTAAGCGAAGAAGAAGATCCAGCATTTATAGCTAGTTAAACTAGTTATATAATTAGAATAAAAGTGAGAGAAACATAAGCCACCTCTTGCTCTTTTTAAAAAATTAAGCTATATTTATAGAACTATACATTAACTTCTAATCTAGACGCGTATAGTCGACGGCCTAGAGACTAGATTGGAATAACTAGGAGAACAAACTTATGGCAACAACATCATTCCAAGGGATCGTAAGATCATACGGAGGACAAGACAAATCAGTAACAACACCAGGTGTTGTAGTATTATCTGAAGTAATTTCATTTAACGCTGCAGCAGCCGCGGTTGATTTAACACCAGTTAGAATTGGTTCATCTGCAACAACAGGTGATACTTTCGTTCTACCAAAAGGTGCTATACCAATTTCTTTTACAGTAGTTGTAGCATCGACAGGTGCAGGTTCAACTGTAGACATTGGAACAACAGCTGACGTTGATGGTTTTTTTAATGAAGTAGCTTCGGTTACAAAAGGATCAATCAAAGGTGCAGATGGTGCATTAGTAGTAGCTGGTGGTATTACAGCTAATGCTACTGTAGCAGCTTCTGTTGGAGCAACTGCTGGAACTGGAACAGTTACAGGAGTATTTACATATACAATTGTAGATAATGCTCAACCAGGTGAGTCACAGTCGTTATAATAAATTAATTTAAGGAGCTCGAAAGAGCTCCTTAATGCAAGGAGATAAAATGAGTTATAAAAGTGATGTAAAACCAGTCTATATTTCTGCTGCTAGCGCAGTTGCTTTTGCTGGAAGAACAAGACTTCGAGGATATGTTGTTCAATCAACTGGAAGTTCTGGAACATTAATTATTAATGGTTTAGCAAATGCTACAACTGTTAGTTCTTCAACTAATACACAAGTATTTTTTACAGTATCTGTTGGAGCAGGACAAACTGAAACTTTAAATATTCCAGAAGACGGAGTTTTATATTCTCAAAATAATGGAACTGGAATTGTAGATGGTATTGGTGTAACAGCTAACGCTTCATCTTTAACGGCGATATTATTTATAGATAAGTAGGAGAGTAGATGACTACTTCCGGAACTACAAGTTTCAATCTTGAACTAGATGAGCTTTTTGATGAAGCTTATGGACGAGTAGGTATTGGAGGAACTCGATCTGGTTATCATTTAAAAGCAGCAAGAAGAAATCTTAATATTTTATTATCAGAGTGGGATAATAGAGGTGTGCATTTATGGAAAGTAAAATTAGCCACAGTTCCTTTAGTATTAGGACAAGCTGAATATAATTATGCTAGTGATCAAACAAATTATCCAAACGATATTAATGATGTTTTAGAAGCATATATTAGAAATAATACTTCTCCCAGCGCTTCACTGCCCACAGATACTTCATTAACTAAAATAGATCGATCTGCATATGCAGCACTACCTAATAAATTATCACAAGGAACACCTTCTCAATATTATGTACAAAGAACTTACAGTCCAAGTATCTTTTTATATCAAACACCAGGAACTGGATTTTCTAGTGCATCCACACCAAGCAATTATCAATTAAGATTTTATTATCTTGCAAGAATTGAAGATGGTGGAGCTTATACAAATACACCAGATGTTGTATTTAGATTTTTACCATGTCTAACTTCAGGACTTGCTTATTATTTAAGTATTACTTATCGACCTGAAAAAACTGAAATGTTAAAATTAGTTTATGAAGATGAATTACAAAGAGCTTTACAAGAAGATGGTCAACGCACCTCGTTATTTATATCACCAAAAACATTCTACGGAGATGGTGTATAATGACAACTTTTGCTACAGGTAAAAAAGCTTACGCCATATCCGATCGATCTGGCCAACGATTCCCGTATGACGAAATGGTAACCGAGTGGAATGGATCCTTTGTTCATTATACTGAATACGAACCTAAACAACCTCAATTAGAACCAAAAGTACCAGGCAACGATCCGCAAGGATTGCTTAATGCACGACCAGATCGTGTAGAACCATTATCGGTTGTGTTATTATCTTTTAATCCATTATTATCAACAGCAGGTAGTTCTACTATTTTAGTAACAGAACCAGGTCATAAAAAAACAACAGGAAATAAAATTATATTTACTAATGTAAAAGCAGTTAATGGATTTACTAATGCAATGTTAAATACAACACTTGGATTTTCATTAACAGTAGTGAATACTAATCAATATACTATCAATGCTCAAACAGTCGCGAGCGCGAGCGGGAACTTTGGTGGTCAACCTTCCGTTGGACCTTCAGCAGTTGCACTTCCTAATAATGCTTTTGAAGTCACAGCAGGTAGTTCTACAATAGAAGTAAATCAACCAAATCATGGTAAAGTAACAGGAGATACAGTTCAATTTCAAAGTTTAACGGTTGTTAATGCTTTTTTAACTTCTTCAGGATTTCAACAATCAGTCTTAACAACATCTTCCGGATATAGTATAACAGTTGTTAATTTAGATAATTATCGTTTTAACGCATCGTCAGGAACTGGTTCTTTAACGACAACCATTGGCGGCGGATCGGCGACAGCGGAGACAATATAATATGGCACTTACGTATTCACAATTAGTAACTCAAATTAGAAATTATACAGAAGTAGATAGTAATGGATTATCTGATTCTACAGTTTCAGTTATTGTTCAAAATACTGAAAATAGAATTTATAGAGAATTAAATATTGATGCTTTTAGATTATATGCATCTGCAGTTACAACTGCTGGAACAACTACAATTTCTGTACCATCGGGTTTAAGAAATATTAGATATGTTGAAATGATTACTCCAGGAACAAATGAATTTTCTACATTAGAACAAAAAGATAGCTCTTACATGGCAGAATTTAATAATTTACCAGGTTCTTCAACTTATTATGGTAAACCAAGATATTATGCAAACTGGAATGAAACTACTTGGTTTGTAGCACCAACTCCTAATACAACTTATACAATTAATATTGCTTATTATTCACAAGGTACTTCTATAACTGCTGGAAATTCAGCAACTTCAACAACTTATATATCTACTTTTGCTCAAGATTTACTTCTTTATGGTTCTTTAGTAGAAGCATATAAATACTTGAAAGGTCCTGCAGATATGATACAAGTATATGAACAATCATATCAACAAGCCAGAGAATCATTTGGTGTTGAACAGACAGGTCGTAGAAGAAGAGACGAATATGTTGACGGCGAACCTAGAGTTGTAGTAGATTCACCGCCACCAAGTAAAGTAAATAATTAAGGAGTTAATATGGCAAATATAGTACCCGATAGTTTTAAAGAAGAATTATTTGAAGCGATTCACGATTTCACAGCTTCCACAGGCGATACATTTAAAATAGCTTTATACAATACCGTTTCAGGTTTTGCTGCTGCAACAACTACAGTTTATGCTGCAACAATCGGATCAAGTGTTGAAGTGACAGGTACAGGTTATACTGCAACAGGAGCTACTCTTACAAATATTTCACCAACGGTTGCACAAAATGTTGCATTCGTAGATTTTGCTGATGTAACTTTTTCAACAGCAACTATTACAGCATCATGTGCCTTGATCTATAATACATCAAACTCAAGCAAAGCAGTTGTGGTATTAGATTTTGGTGGTGATAAAACTTCAACGAACGGCGATTTTACTATTCAGTTCCCAGCAGCGAATTCGACAAGCGCAATCTTGAGAATATCGTAGTAGTTCGCCATAAAAAATTATGGCTAATAATACTTGGGGAATACATCCATGGAGTCAAGGCGAGTGGGGTCAACAGACAACTGATGTCACTGTTGAAGTAGGTCTAGCACAAGGTTGGGGCCGTGTTACGTGGGGAGAAGGAGCGTGGAATGAGTCAGTTCCTATTGATGCTCTATCATTAAATTCAGGAAACATTTCAATTGTTGGTAAAGCAGAAGTTGCTTTAACCGGAAATAGTTTACAAGTTCAAACTGGTACCATTACATTTGCTGGTAAAGCAATTGTAGAAGTTACTGGCAATAGTTTAACATTAACAATTGGTGATGCAGTTATTACTGGAAAATCTAATGTTGATGCGACTACAAATTTATTAAATTTACTTGTTCAAAATCCAAATATTATTGCAGGAGGATCTGTTACCGATGCTGTTGTTGGTGAAGAATTAGAAGTTAGTGTTGGAACAGTATCCTTTAGTTTAGCTGAAGTATTTACAGCAACTGGTTCAAGCGTTCAAATCGGAACGGGGCAAGTTACAATTGAATTACCAACAGTTGTTCAAGCAACAGGTTCAAGTGTTGTTACATCCGTTGGTGATGCAATAATTAAAGCTAAAGCAAATGTAGATGTTGATGGATCTTCAACTGAAGTACAAGTTGGAACATTAGATTTTTCATTAGGAATAGGAGTTACGGCCACTGGCTCAAGTGTAGTAGTAAGTGTTGGAACTGTTAATATAGAATCAAGATATTCTGTAACAGGAAATCAAGTAACCGTTGGTACAAAAGCCGTAGTTGTACCTACAGGAAGTTTATTGACAGTAGGTGTAGGAAGCCCTATTATATACGGCTGGAATATTATAAATCCAACAACAGGTCAAAGCTGGTCTGCTATAAACCCAACAACAGGACAAAACTGGGTTGATATAACTTAATAAAAGTGATATGGAGAATTTAATATGGCAAGTACATTTAGTAATTTAGGTTTAAACCTACAAGCAACTGGCGAAAACTCGGGAACGTGGGGAGCATTAACCAACGTCAATTTACAAGAAATAGATAATGCAATCGCTGGTGTTGTAACAATAACACTCACAGGAAATACGACATTAGCATTTACAACAAATTCATCTTCTACAACCTTTACTGATGAAGCTGGAAGAAATAAAACAATTATTTTATCGGGTTCTTTATCAGCAACAACCGTTACAGTATCTGTTCCAAATATAGAAAAAGATTATGTCATTATAAATAACTCTGGTGCAACGGCTACTATTTCATCAGGAGGTTCTACAACAGTATCTATTGCAACGGGTTCTAAAAATTATGTAATTGTAGATGCATCTACTACTTCAGTTATTTCTGCAGTACCTGCAGCAAATCCTGGCGGATCTGATACACAAGTTCAGTTTAACAATTCAGGTGCCTTTGGTGGTATTACTAATACGACTTCTGGCTTTATATTAACTTCAAATGGATCTACTTCTACGCCTTCTTTTCAAGCAAATACTGGAATTACGGCTGGAAAATCTATTGCATTAACTTTAGTTTTCGGATAATAATTAACAAGGAGATAAAATATGGCAAATCCAAATATAGTATCGGTAAACTCGATATTCGGTAATACCACAGGTATTGCATTAACAACAACTCTTACAACAGTATTACTTGCTAACGGAACGGCATCAGGAAAAGTTTTAAAAATAGAATCAATTATGGTTGCAAACGTAGATGGTACAAACGCTGCCGATGTAACAGTTGATTTTCATACTGCTGCAAATGGAACAGCAGGATCTTCTTTTGCTCTTGCTGCTACTATTTCTGTTCCAGCAGATGCAACACTAAATTTAGTTGATAAAAATTCTACTTTCTACCTAATGGAAAACCAATCAATCATTGGAGGCGCAAGCGCTAACTCTGATTTAGAATGCGTTATTAGTTACGAAGAAATAAGTTAACCGGGAGTTCAAGCTATGGCAAATGGCGGAATTATCGGACCAGTTAACGATCCAACATCCACTACAGTTGTAACATCTTTTACAGCATCAGGAACATATAATTTTTCAAATCAATCAGCACCAGGTCAAGTTGATTATTTAGTAGTAGCAGGTGGAGGAGCAGGAGGATCTTGGTATTATGGTGGAGGTGGTGGAGCAGGAGGATATAGGAC